GGACAAACCCGAGTGTGATCGGTCGAGCGGCGTCCAGAACTGGGGATCCAAAATCCGGATGGCTGTATTGCCCGGGTGGATGGTTGCCGTCAACTGGCCTGGACCGGGGAAGGTGGCGATCTGACCTGCGTTGCGCGCCACCCGGACAAACTCGCCGTCTTCATTTATTTGGAGCGGAGGGAAGGGATTTGCCTGGGCCCAGTCCTTTCGATACGCTAGGGACGAACCTGGAGCGAATAAATGGTCTCCGGCGTACTCCCACCAGTTGGTTCCGTCGGTAAAATTTATGGTGGAATAGCCGATCACGGGTTTTTGGGTTTCGTGGAGAAGACGCATCTGGTCGGCGATTCGGTCTGGGGTGGAATAGTCGTCGTCATCCCAGTGGATTATGTAAGGCGTATGGGAGTGTTGCACGCCGAAATTTCGCTTCTGGCCAATTGTGAAACCAGACTCTATATTTATGTGACGGATTTCCGGGTGACCGGCCGGTATGAGGTCCGCGACTTCTTCCCCGTCGGAGATAATGAGGAGCGTCTTGCTTGTGTACGTTTGAGCGAGGAAACTGGCGATCGCTTTCGGGAGCCACGCTCGTCGGTTTCGGGTGAGGCACAGGCAGGTGACTTGTTTGACTTCGGCGTTATCGCCTTGTTCTTGTGAGGAAGTTTCATAAAGTGTTTGTGGGGTTGTCGCACGATGGGCGACTCCCCTAGAGATGAGATCGTTGGCTGTGGTCGAGTCCATGTCGAATGGGACGCCGTGCGGACGAAGTTCGTCTGCGATGAAGAGTGGACGCTGGGAGACGATGAGCATTTGCGTTTAGAAAAGGAGGCCGGATGAGATGCCGGAGGATGCGCCAAAATTGTATTTATTTTTTAAAGCGTTTTTATTTCCGAGTCGAGCCACAGACATCTTCCGCTTCGTTTCATCACTGTGTTTCAAGCCGATGTGACCGGCTCTATTTTTTGAAATTTGCTCAGAGCTTTTCTTTCTGCCAGACTGCGAGCTTCTAATTTTTGCCTTGTGCTCTTCGCTTAATGTCTTTCCAAGCTGTGCCGCCCGCATTTTTGCTTTTGTCTCATCGCTTGCCTTCTTGCCAAGAGTATGTTTATTCCCAAGAAGTGCAGCTGAAAGCCTTCTCTTATGATCTTCGCCAAGTTTCTTTCCGAGTCTGTGTTTATTTCCGCGCCATTTCAATTTTGTCTCATCGCTGTGCTGAAAGCCTAGACTTCGTTTGTTGCCAAGCATTCGTGCAGAAATTTTTGCTTTGAACTCATCGCTGTGCTTTACTCCTGCGCAGCTTCCGGCAACAGGCGCCAAGTTGTAAAGGCAACCGCGATATTTATCCATCCAGGATTGTTCACGCGGAAGCAGCTCTTTCGCTGAAAGGCCAGTGCAATTTTCAAGAACAACAAAATGGAATGCCTCTCCGCCATATTTATTCCATGATCGCTGAAGGTGGGAATTTGCCATGCCACACTTCAGGACCCCACGATGCTTACCGAGTCTGTTCGAAAGATTGATGGCGCTGCCGACATAGACCTTGCCTGAAGGACCGAAGATCCCGTAGATGCCGCTGCGCTCGTTAATTTCTTTCGTTGCCATGTGAGTATTATCGTTCGGACCGGGCCAGTCCGAAAGGAGAAAAGACCAGCCCGGCCGCGAATTCAACCAGCCTACGGAGAGGTGGTAAACGACCCAAAAATAAAGCTGGCAGGCCTGTAGACCACAAGCGCAACCCTCTTCTCAGCGCGCACAGCGATCTTATTTTCGGTGAAGTACGTGCTGTGCTCAGTCGAAATTGCCAGTTCCATCGCCATGCGATCGCGAATTTCGCAAGCAACCGGCGACCCTGAACCAACCAAGAAATTCCCCGACCCCATCTTGGTCGTAACGATTGGAGTCAAGTTCCACCATGGAGACAGGGTTATGTTGTTATTATTAAAAACATAATTCCTGTTCGCGTCCTTGGTACGGAGGATCTGCCAGTAATCCGTCGGATGAAGTACGACGAACGACGGGCTTATTTCCGTTGCCACCTGGATCTGTTGAATGGCAGCGCTGATCAAGTCAGCCTTGTTATACGCCGGCAACGCCAACGCGGTCTGCAGAGCAGAGGCCTGCGTGACGAGACCGTTGATGTCCGTGCTGCCGCCACCGCCGTGCAGGAACTCCACCTCTTCGCGGAGATTCACATAGTAGGGCAGGGCATTGCGGATGTAGCCCATCAGCTCACCGAAGTCGTCCATCGCTTGACGAGTCATCGGAATCCAGGTGGCCACAGTCTTGACATATGCCGCAGCGGTTGTGAACGTCGCTGCGTTTTCGATCTTCGCAGTGCCTTCCGTCAACTGCAGTGAAGCAATCGTCGGAGCCGCGTTTACCTTGACGTAGTCAATCGTACCGAGATTGGTCGGCCGTGAACTGAGGACGTTACGCAATCGCAGCGTCTCGCGCGCTTCCTGCACGATGCCTGCTGTGCGATCGATTGGCAGCACGCCGGATGTCATTGTGCCCAATGTCGGCGTGTCGATGACCGTCTTGCGTTCCAAAAGATTCGCGATAAACTTCGCTGGGATCTCGATGTTGCAGGTTCCGTGATGGTTCTTCAGGAAGTCCTGAAGTTTGCTGTCTTCCCGTAGCACATCCTCAAGGGATTCGTGCGACTGGGCAGCGTTCTGCCGTTCAACCAACTTCGTGTCGATTGCGTCGACCTGCGTCTGCAAGGTCCGGATCTGGCCAAGCAGCTCTTCCTTGACGACGCCGAAATCCGCCTTCTGCTTTTCGGCGATGATGACGTTTTCTTTCAACTGAGCGACGACCAGCTCAAGCTGGCCCTTCAACTCTTTTTCTTCAATTGCCATTGTTGTTGTTCTCCAATGAGATGGTTGGTTTGGTGAGCGACAAAAGCTCGCTCAGTAGTGGTTGCAATGCCGAGTGGTCCACTTCAACCGGCTCATGCTTTTCTTCCTGATCTGCGGCTGCTTCCGAGGAAGTGCTTTGCGCGGCTTTCTCGGCGACCAGTGCAGAAAGTGTATTGACGCCGGCAAGGATTTGGTCCAAGCCGGATTGAATCGTTGTCTTGCTTGCCGCGCTTATCGAAGCACCGGCTTTCTTTTCGATGTCCTCTCGGGACATCATTTCAATTCCGCCGTAATCTTCGGCGAGCATGTCGATGTAGGACGGCAAGTAAGACGTGTATGCCTCCGAGAACTGACCGATGATTGTTTCCGCTCCGGATATGATTTCGTCTTTCGTCAATCCGTTCCAGAACAGCGAGCTGAGAGCACAACTCAATGCGCAGCGCATTTGATAGCCGGCATCAAGCAGCTGAATGTCCATCAGCTCCTCGTTGAAATCGTCCTTCGTCTCGCCGTCCTCGCGCGCCTTCACTGCCGTGATCATCGCGTCGGTCGCCATTGGGAAGGTCACAATCGAACCTTCGTACAGCTTCAATTCCTTGAGATGGCGAACGCCCTTAACCATCGTGGACTTCACCGTCTCATACCCAATGCTGAGCCCTTTGATCGCCTTCGCCTTGATCAGCGTGTAGGCGATCTTCCCTGTGGGAAGCTCCAGCAGTATCTTTCCCTTTGCCCAAAGGCCGTCCGGCCGGTCACTCAGCTCAAGTGTGCCGATTGGTTCGTCCGTCTTGTGCTGCCACAGCATCGGGCGAACGTTGCCTTGATCCTTCAGCGTCTTCGTGTAGGCACCCGGCTCGATGAGATCACCGCCCTGATCGATTGAACCATAAGGCGAAAGGATGCCTTCAAATGTTCCGTCCTCCGATAGACCCTTGATGTCCATGCGGAAGTTCATTTTCTTGTTCATGACTTTCTCCTCTTGGCTTTGTATTCGAGCTCAGCAGGGATTCCATCAATCATCCGTTCTAGCGCATGGATGTCTACCGGCCCGTTTATTCCCTTCATGCCATCCAAGGTTTCTGCCAGCTCGTGCTGAAGAACCATGATGTCATGCGTTGTATCAACCCCAGCCGCATCCACGACAGCCTTTACCAGCGCCTCGGTGGACTTCGGTTCGGCCGGAGTCTGGCGCGCTAAGATGCCCTGTTCCATGATGGACGGCTCGCCTGTGCCCGGCACGGTCTGCATATTGAGCTGCACGCGGTGCGTCTCGCCGGCACCGTTCGGCAAGGCGTTGTCGTCTTCCAGCTCGCGCACCTCGTCGATGTTCTTGAATCCATTTTGCAGCGCGATGGAGTATCCGTCCATCCGCGTCTTGAAGTCGCCGCGCAGCAGCGCATTGACGTTGAAGTGCAGATAGTATCCGGCTTGCCGTTCGGCAGGCGTCAGCACGCACCGTCGGAACGACTGCTCCCACCGCGACAACCACTGTGACAGCGTCATCTTGACGAACTCCAACGTCAGGTGCTCGATGTTGGAGAAGGTCGCGCGCGAAAGATCCGCAACAAGGTGGGGACTGACAGAGAACAGCCGGCAGACTTCCGGAATCATGAACTGACGGAATTCATTCGCCTGAGAGTCGTGCATGCTCAGGCCATCCGTCACCAGCTTCAGGCCATCCTCTAGGATCGGAGCCTTGTGCGCCTGAGAGTATGTTGCTTCCCACTGCGTTCGGAATTCCTGAAATTGCTGGTCGTTCTCAAAATGCCCGTCAGACTCGATGTGGTACGGCACCCGGCCGCCATTCGCCCAGAAGCGATTCAGGTTGCGTTCAACCGCAATGGCCATGCCGATGATCTGCTTGCCTTTGTCGATGACGGAATATCCCCGCACGCCGTCCCATCCGAGCCCGCGAAGGTGGAAGATGGGGTGTGGCTTGCCGGGAACAATCGTGTAGGTCTTCTCCGGGTTCACCCCATCGCGGATAACATACACAAGCTGGCCCTGCTTGTCGTGATCCGGGAAGACAACGTTGGGCGAGAGAAGGTCCATGCCGAAGGCAATATCCGTTCCGCTGCGACGATTGATCCGCGCGTAACCACCGCCGATCAACAGGGCATGACTTGTGAGCGTCTCGGTGAATTCCTGCGAGCTGATCTGCTCGTTAGGTTGATACTTCATCGCCTCGTACATCGGATGCTCGGTGGCCTGCCGCTTGGCGTTGCCCTTCTGCTGCATGACGGACGCGGGAAGATAGCCAATGGTCTCGCTGATGATGCGGTTGCACGCCCATACGACGGAACATTGCAGCGCGGATTCCAGCCCGACCGACTCGCCCGACCATGACGGCTGTCCCCCGGAGAGCGCGGCATAGATCTGCGGATAACCATTGCGCGCATACCACGCCGCGTTGACCGTATCGAACACGACGGGGTTGCTTTTCAGGTCCAATGAAATTGGTTCATTTTCGCTGAAATTGCCGATGGATTGGCCGGCACGCTTGAGCAGCGACCTGAGCTCAGGGAAGATCATCCGACGGATCGCACCCCCCTGAATTTGATGAAGGTGTCCTTGGCGGTCATCGCGCGCGCCAGAGCCATAATGCCGGCAACAACCGCGTCAATATTGTTCTTGTCGGTCGTCTTCGTCGGATAATAGTACTTGACCGTGCCGCCTGTATGCGACTGCTTCTTCACGACATTGCCCATCTGCCAGTTTAGGCACGGGTCGCCCTGATGTTGAAGTTGCTCGCTGTAGATCTGCGCTTCCATTTCCTTCATCGGCTCATTGAAATGGGCGGGAGACTGGGGCACCTCGACGCAATCGAAGGAACACCAGTCCTGGATTGAGGATATGAGGTAGTTGGATTCGCGTTGGTCGAAAGCAAGCTCCTGAACGGCGTAGGTCTTTGACAACTGCTTGATGTCTTCCTCAATGCGGCGAAGGTCGGTGCGCGGCCCATCCGTTTCAATCACCCAGCCCTCATCGCGCCATCTTCGAAGATGCGCATTCTCATCGAGCTCAATTGTGCCGCTCGGCAGGTAGTGGCGCGCAAACAAGGCGTGCCCGGTCTTAGTCTTGAAGACGATGGCGAGCGCGGCAATATTGATTTTGGATGCAAGGTCAACAGCCAGCCAGCAGTCCTGCCCTTTGAAGTCCTCGATGCGCATCTTTGGATTGGCGCACGCGTTCCACTTCAGCATGTTCATCCACGACCGGCCTGCCGACAACCACACATTGAAGTTCTTTGTGAGCACGGACGCCTGCTGATCGGCGGATTGCTTTGCGGCCCGGACCTGACTGTCCAGATAATCTGCGAACACCGACACGCCGTAATTTGGATTTGCCTTGCGTGCAATATCCGGATCCGTCCAGTCATCGCCTTTCGTCGTGTCATCGCCCGGATCGATGCCGAAGATGATGGGGAACAGCTCGTTGTCCTCAACCGTTCCATCCAATACCTTTTGCGCCTCCTCGTGCTTGGAGAAGCACGGCCCGGATGTGTCTGTGCCGGCCGTCGTGATGATCGGACGCATCGGCTGCGTACGCGCGCCCATGCCCGTTTTCATCGCGTTGTAAAGATCCGAGGTGCGGTGTTCATGATACTCGTCAATGATTGCACCGTGAGGCGAGGCTCCATCCCCCGGATTTCCGATGATCGGCTCGAACTTCGAGCCAGTTGACTTTTGATAGATTGTGCCGGGATTGGTTTCTGTTCCCGATAGCGCGAGACCGCGAAAGTTCTTGTATGCGAGATTCTTGTGCACCATCATCCATGCCGGTCGGAACACCATGTAGGCCTGCTTCATTGACGTTGCGCCGCAAAGGACTTCGGCACCATTCTCAAGATCTTCAAAAGCAAGATACAACCCGATGATGGCGCCGATGAGGCTCTTGCCGTTCTTGCGGGGGATCTCCCAGTACAGTTCGCGAAATCGACGCAGACCGTCCGACCTCCGAAGCCATCCGAATGCAACGCCGAGCGCGAACACCTGCCAGTCTTCAAGATGAATGAGTTGCCCGGCCCACTTGCCCTTTGTGTGGACCATAAGCTCGGCGAACTTGCAGATGCGCTCCATTGGAGGCAACAGATCTTCGCCGCGTGAATTCTTTTTTCCCGTCGGAGGATTGAAGATGTAAGGCGAGTCGGGCTCGGCGAGATCACGAAGATGACGCTCGACGGCCTTCCGCACGCCCGGGCCGACCTTGACGCGGTCCAACATTACATCATCGACGTAACGCTGAAAGCGTTGGGCGTATGTTAGGTCCGTTTCTTTCTTCAAGCCATCCCTGCGAAACCGGATTTCGGTTTGTCTTCTGAGAGCTTTTTGAGCGGCCCGAGATCAATGCGCGATCGAGACGCGGGAGTAAGGCCGAACTCAACAAGGAACCTTCGCATTTGATCGGCGCACTTCAGCTGAGTTGCAACGGCCGGATTCTCTATGATGGTCTCGCCGCGCTTTTCAACAATAGGACCGTGCTCGTCCCGAGATCGTCTTGTGACGGCCGCAATCTTCATTGTCAGTCCGTGCTTATTGATTGACCGCGTCGCGTCCCACCATTGCGCGGATAGCTGACAATACACGGTGAAGGACAGCCGGTCAACGGTTTTGAACAGGCCGGCATTTTGCAAAATGGCTGCGCACCGAATCCATTCATCACGGGCATCACCAATCAATCCCTCAGGAGGCTCGATGTCAAGTTCATTCTGAGGAAGCACAGGGGGATTCTTTACAGATTCCCGGCTCTGCTTGAATGTTCCGCGAAGAACCTTCAACTCGTGTGGCAATTTGGGAGGACCGGGCATTATTGGCCTTTATGTTCCATTTTAATTTATGAACTTATCCCCGCCCACACAAAATTTGAG